TATAAAAACAGCTTGGTATTCTGGTTTAGAGTATTTGAAAGATAAAACAATGACAAGATATTTGGATTATCTTAAGTTAGGGTCTTATAAAGAAGGATTTGGTCCACTTGATAATCCTAATACTAACCAAAGATTTTATCAAGTTATACATACTCCAACATCTTCTTCATTATTAATTGATATTACATATAAGTTTTGGAAAAAAGATTCCTCAGAAAAGTAATTGGGAGGAATGATTATCCTAGATGTCATTTTACTAGAAAGAAACATAGATGGAAACCTAAAGTTCCTTATGTCTCTTTGCAAGCAGCTAAACTCTTTATTGAAGAGAGGAAGTTAGAGAATTATGAAGCTTACAGGTGTCCTATATGTGGTAAATGGCATATTGGATTTCACAAAGAAAAAGAGTAGAAACAAGCCCTCAGAAATGAGGGCTTTTATTATATAGAAAAATGCTTAAAATAAAGATAAAAACATTTAAAGACCAGATTCTTCCAGAGATTATCAATAAGGGAGATTGGATTGATTTAAGAGCAGCTGAAAGCTATGACTTAACACCTGGAGAATATAAACTTCTTAAATTAGGAGTAGCAATGCAACTTCCTAAAGGATTTGAAGCTCACGTAGTTCCTAGAAGCTCAACATTTAAAAACTTTGGAATTATCCTTACTAATTCTATTGGAATAATAGATTGGAAGTATAATGGAGATTCTGATGAGTGGGGATATCCTGCTTATTGTATTTTTAAAAAGCATATTCAGAAGGGAGACAGAATATGTCAGTTTAGAATTCAATTATCTCAGAAAGCAACTTTCTGGCAGAAATTGCATTGGCTTTTAAGTAGTAAAATAAAAATAGAACATGTAGAAAAATTGAATACCATAAACAGAGGTGGGGTTGGAAGTACAGGTAAAAATTAGCCTGTATAAGTGTTAAAATAAAAAGTAGAAAAATGGTATTATATTTAGGAATTTGTTTCACAGTAGTTACTGTATTGTATATTGTAGTAGAAGGAATTAGATTTAAAGTTAATAAAGAACTCACTACTATTAAATTCAATAAAATAATAGAGAATGAAAATCTCCCTATTATTACTTTAACTAATGGAGAAACTAGCTTTAACTTTTTAGTAGATTCAGGTAGTAACGCATCTCATTTTGATATTAATGCTATGCCTTTACTCGAAGAATATTCTAAAACTAACATTACATCTGTGGGATTTGTAGGAGCACAATCCCAAGATGAAAATACATATGAATGGATTAATATACCTGTTTATTCTAATAAACAAAGATATTCAGAAGATTTTTGTTTATTAGATTTAAAAATTCCTTTTAAAGCAATAGAGGAAGAATCAGGTATAGTTCTGCATGGTATATTAGGAGTGTCATTCCTTAAGAAATATAGATTTGCACTTGATTTTGAGGAATTAAAAATGTATATGAAATGATATACTTTGTTAGTGGACAATCTAGATTATTTACAGATAGTTTTAAAATTATAAGTGTAGAGGAGTCCATAAAACTCCTCTCTAAATTATCTGTAGTAGGAGTTGATACTGAAACTGAAGGTTTTGACCCATATACTAAAAAGCTTCTTTCTCTTCAGTTAGGATGTAAAGATTTTCAAGTTGTAATAGATTGCACTACTATAGATGTTACCCTTTATAAAGAATTTCTTGAATCTGATAGATTATTTCTTTTTTGGAATGCTAAATTTGATTTAAAATTTCTTTATCATCAAAGAATAGTTCCAAAAAGAATTTGGGATGGATATCTTGCAGAGAAATTAATGTGGTTAGGTTATCCTCCAGGATATCACAGTATGAGTTTAAAATCTGCAGGAGAACTCTATTGTAATATAGAACTTGATAAATCTGTTAGAGGGCAAATTATCTATAAGGGTCTTACAGATGATGTAATTATCTATGGAGCTACAGATGTAAAATATCTAGAAGATATCATGAATGCTCAAATAATAAAATTAAAAGAGCAGGATTTGTTAGATGCAGTAGAATATGAGAACAGATTTGTAAGAGTTCTTGCATATATAGAATATTGTGGAGTTAAGTTAGATGTAGAGAGATGGAAGGCTAAAATGGCTAAAGACCAAACCTTGCTTAATGAAGCTCAAAGTAAACTAAATGATTGGGTTGTATCACATTATTCTGATGACAATAGATTTTGTAAAGTAGATTTACAAGGATATCTTTGGGGAGGGTATAATACTGAGCCTCAATGTTCTATCAACTGGAATAGTGCAAAACAAGTTATTCCTTTATTTGAAGAACTTGGATTTAACCTGGAAGTTAAAGACAAAGCTACTGGTCAAATAAAGAAATCAGTAGAAGCTAAAGTCTTGGAACCACAAAAAGAATTGTCTGATATAACTCCTCTATATCTTGATTTTAAAGCAGCTCAGAAAGTAGTATCTACTTATGGAGAAAACTTTCTCAATCAGATTAATCCAATAAGTGGTAGAATACATACTAATTTCAATCAGTTGATGGATACTGGAAGATTATCTTGTGGAGGAAAAGATTCAGCTACTGGAGTGGAATATGTTAATTTGCAAAACTTACCTGCAGATAAAGAAACTAGAGCTTGTTTTATAGCTGAAGAAGGAAATCTTTGGATAAGTGCTGATTATCAAGGTCAAGAGAGTAGACTTATAGCATCAATAGCTAATGATTCAGCTATGATAGATTTGTTCAACAATGGTTGTGGAGATGTTCATAGTTTGACAGCAAAAATGGCTTATCCTGATATAATAGGAGATTGTCCAGTAGAAGAGATTAAATCTAAGTTCAAACATTGGAGACAAGAAGCTAAGGGAGTAGAGTTCGCAATTAATTATGGGGGTTCAGCTAATACTATAGCTTCAAACAAGGGAATACCTATACAAGAAGCTCAAAAGATATATGATGATTATATGAAAGGTTTTTCTGGTATTAAGAAATATCAAGACTTTTGTAGAAAAGATGTTATGGAAAAGGGATATATACTGCTTAATCCTTTAAGTAGACATAAATCATATATTTATGACTTTAGTGAATTACAAAAGATTAAAAAAAGATTCACTAAGGAGTTTTGGGAATATTATAGGGAGATGAAAATCTCTAATCCTTCTTGTGATACTGTACAACAAGTAAAAAGATTCTTTAAGAAAAAATCTGAAGCTGAAAAACAAAGTATCAACTATAGAATACAAGGAACTGGTGCACTCTGTTTTAAGGTAGCCTCTGTTTATTTATTTCAATATTTAGAAGAACATAATTTATTGTTTAAAGTAAAATATGTTATTCCAGTACATGATGAAATAAACTTGGAAGCACCTAAAGAAATAGCAGAAAATATGGCTAAGATTCTTGTAGAATGTATGGAAAAAGCTGGAGCTTTCTTCTGTAGAAAAGTAAAACTTGGAGCCGATGTAGAAATAGCTTCTCATTGGGTTCATTAATAATTAAAGCCTTACTTAAACTTCTAAGACTTAATAAGTTTGTGGAAAATGAGTAAGGCTTTTTATATTAAATAAAAATGGATGATATTACACAGAATAATTATAGAAGAGCAGTAAATCGAATTATTCAACAATATACTGTTTCTCCTGAAGTATGTTTACATGGTTGGATTATTTTCATTGATAATAGGATTTGGATAAATACTACTGGTTGTTTTTTGTGGGATACTAGAGATAAAGCTATTAGAGCATTTTATAATCACATGAAATGGAGAGCCTCACGAATTATGAGAGAAGAAAATAATGAAACATTTTCTATGTCTCTTTATCATAATCATTGGAAAATATTTAAAGAAATTTTAGGAGACAGATTACAAATAAAGCAAATTTAATATGGAAACTCGAAAGTATATACAAGAACAGAAAGAGGGAAATAAAGATATGGTTAATCATCCTTCTCATTATAAAAATAATGGGATAGAATGTATTGATATAATGGAAACTTTATATGGGCCAGAGTGGGTTTACCATTTTTGTGTTCTAAATGCTTTTAAATATCAGTTTAGATTTAAAAATAAAGGAAAAGCACAAGAAGATTTGAAGAAAGCAGCTTGGTATAATACAAAAGCAGCAGAATTGCTTGATAAAATAAAGGAGGATAAATAATGGCGGAGTATCAGAAAATTCAAACTCTTTTTAAAAGAGATGAAAGAAATATTATTATTCCAGACCAGTTTACATATCCAGAATTTGAGGTTCTTAAAGACCTTAAATGGGAATGTACAGAGAAGATTGATGGAACTAATATCAGGATAGAATTAGCAAGCTCAGGAAATCCTGAAGATGGTATTATTATGTCTTTTAAAGGAAGAACAGATAAAGCTATTATTCCAGAACATCTTTTAACAAAGCTAAATTGGCTTTTTGATAGAGAGCGTCTTATGGAAGTATTAAATATTACAGACGAAACACAAGACTGTAATATCACTCTCTATGGAGAAGGCTATGG